TGGAAATAAATAAAAGAACAACAAGATTTGAAAGTATAGAAGTTAAGGAAAGAATTTGGACTAGTTATGATATGTTACTTGAAAATTGGGACTTTACATTAGGACAAGAATATTATCAATTACTATCTAAACAAGTAAAAGGTATAGTAAAGATATTTGCGGAACAAGGAACTAATACAAGTGGTGTAACAAGTATTGTAAATTCATATATTGATAGAAATACAACTAAAGATTGGAGTAATACACTTATTGACATATACCAAAGTCAAATATTAGATTTTGCTTATTTTGAAATAGAACTACTAATGCCTAAAGAGTTAAAAGTAACGGTTGATAATACTGTATTTAGTCCTAGTGAACAGGAGCAATTAATGGTAGCAAGAAGAAGAAAACCAAGAGCGGAAGTGATCCAAGACGGTTTTTATCCATTAAGAAAAAGAGGTGTACCTTTACCAATTAATACAACTACTTATAATCGAAACGCTAACAAATTCGTTAAAGATAGATTAGATACGTTGTTGCCTGAAATGAGTAAAACTATGAAAAATAATGTAAATAGAGCATTAAGAAAAAGTTATGATGAAGCAATTAAATTAGGATTAACAGGAAAAGATTTTGATAAATATATGCGTAATGGTATTGCAGATAGCTTAGGTAAAAAAAACTTAGGTAGGGCTATGAATATAGCAAGAACTGAGGGTACTGCATTATCTAATTGGGGTATGGAGGAGTCAGCTAAAGGAACTAACTTAATTTTATCAAAAGAATGGATAACAAGGCGTGACGGATTAGTAAGAGATAGTCATTTATTTATGGATAATGTTAGAGTAGGCCAAGATAGTACTTTTAACGTACAAGGTTACGCTATGAAAAGACCTGGGGATAGTAGCGGAGGCGCACCTGCAGGACTAGTATGTAATTGTAGGTGTACTTTAGTATTTCATGAGGAGAAAATATGAAAAAAGAATTAAAGTTTAAAACGGCACAACTTAAAACTACTGATGAAGTAGAGGGTAAAGTTGAAGCTGTTTTTTCTAAATTTAATGAGATTGATAGCGATAATGATGTAGTTTTACCGGGATCTATTAAGAGTGGATTTGGGGACAAAGGCGTTGCTATGGTATGGGCTCATGATTGGAAAGATGTTATCGGTAGAGGCGAAATACAACAAGATAACGATAAAGCAGTTTTTAAAGGTCAATTTATTATGGACACTGAAAGAGGTAGAGACGCTTATAACACAGTTAAAGCTATGGGCGAGTTACAACAATGGTCATTTGGATTTGAAATAAAAGAATCAGAAAATGGTATGTTTAAGAAAGATAATGGCGACGAAACAGAAGTAAGATTTCTTAAAGATGTCAGAGTGTGGGAGGTTAGTCCAGTATTAGTTGGTGCTAATCAAAACACATACACACTTGCAGTTAAACAGGAAAATAAGGAGCCTTTAGGAAATGATTTATACTCAACTATTCAGGAAGCAGAAGCTAGAGCGATTGAATTGGGTTGTTCGGGCTATCATGAACATGAACAAGACGGTGTTACTGTTTACATGCCATGTGATAATATGGACGATTATACAAGATTAACATCAGAAGAACACGAGGACGCAGATGAAGGTATGTTAACCTTAGTATCTGCTAGCGATACAGATTTGGAAAGCGGATCACTTGAAAAAGGGATAACTTTTCAAGATGAAGTAAATAATGTACTTATTACATTAGTTGCTTTAGTTAAACGTGCAAAGGAGCTTACTGCCTTACGCGTTAAAAAAGAAAAAACATTGTCTGAAAATTCAGTTTCAGCATTAACAGAACTACAAGACGAGATACAAAATGTCTTTCAAGATATTGATACCTTGTTAACAATTGCTGGTCCTGAAAGTGATGAAGTTGATAGTACGACATTGTTATTAGAAACAGAAAAAGTGCTAATGGAAACATTAGACGAAACATTATAGGAGAAATTATGAGTAAAAATCTAAATGAGATGAAAAAAGAACTCAAATCACTTAGAGAGTCCACCATGGCCGAATTCAAAGAGGTAGATACTGCCGATTTTGATTCAGCTAAAAAAGAAGAGTGGGCTAACCGTAATGAAAAAATGGCCGAATTGGTACAAGCTATAAAAGAATCTGAAAAAATAAACTCTGAAAGAAAAGAATTAGAGGACGCAATTGAGGCAGGAAAAGCAGTAGAGCCAAAAGCTATACATTTTGAAAAGTCACAATATGAAGCCCCTAAAACTTTAGGCGGACAGTTTTTAGATTCAGACGCTTATAAAGCATTTGCTGAAAACGGACAAAAAAACATTACATCAGAACTTAACTATAACTGGGGTACAAAAGCTGATACAACTGAATCAACAATGCCACCACCAGTAGTAAGAGGACCAAGAATACAAGAATCTGCACAGGATAATCCTTTAGCAGTATCTAATCTTATTGATACAATCACAACTGACCAATATCAATACAAGTATTTAGAGGAAACTACTTTTACTAATGCAGGTGGAGCAGTTGCTGAGGCGGGTACATATCAAGAAGATAGCCTTGCATTTACTGAAAGAACTGAAAACATTAGAAAAGTTGGTTCATTCATTCCAATGACAGAGGAACTATTAGCTGATATGTCAGCTGCTCAAGGTTATATTGATTCAAGATTAAGATTTATGGTTGACCAAAACGTCACTGACCAAATCTTATCTGGATCAGGTTCAGGAGCAAACTTAACAGGTATTCTTAACAAGAGTGGTATCAATACATTTGATTACAGTGCTTTTTCAGGAAACCTAAAGAGAATTGGTCAAGTATTTGAGGCAATAACTGAAATACAAAAAGATGCATTTATGCAACCAGACGCAATTCTATTGCACCCATCCGACTGGTATCAAATTGTAACCGAAGTAAATGCCGTAACTACAAGTGGAGCTTTAAATCCATTATTTGTAGGTGCAGGTAACTTTGGTACAGGTGTTGCTGCAACCCTTTGGGGATTGCCAGTAGTTCCTACAACAGAAGTATCAGCAGGAACAGCATTAGTAGGTGTTTTTGGTGGAGGACAAGCTATTCATATCGTCGCAAGACAAGGTATGGAAGTTTCAATGTCTGATAGCCATGACGCAAACTTTATTAAAGATATCGTAGTTATGAAGGCTTCCGTTAGAATGGGACTCCCAATCTATCGACCAGCAGCTTTCTGTTCAATTACAAACTTCTAAGTTAAACTTAGATTATGGTTTTCTGCTTGGGCTAGGCAACTAATTCAAGCAGGGATCCATTTAGAAAGGATAAAATGGCAATTTTAAAAAAAGATGTATGGACAAACGAAAAAGGCGAAGTAAAAGAAGCTGATAGCGGACTTCCTAATGGTTGGGCTAAAGGTAAACTACTTGCACGTAAAGGTCAAGAAGTATCTGATTTACAAGTCAAAGAGTGGGGACTTACAAAAGAAACAAAAGCTAAAAAGCCTGTCGAGAATAAAGGCAAGTAGGTCTTAATGGCACACGACCAATATTGCGACAAGACTGATTTAAAAGCGTATATTGGTCTAACAGGCACAGGACAAGATGATAATATTGATAATGCAATTAATGCAGCGTCAAGAGAAATAGATAAATTAACTGATAGGCATTTTTATAAAACTGAAACAGTTGAAAGTAAATATTTTACGCCTATTGAGTTATATTCACAAATAGTACCTGATATAGCAAACACTACCTCATTAGTTGTTAAACTAGATACAACTGATGACGGGACGCATGAAACTACATTAGCTATAAATACTGATTTTTACTTGAAACCAATTAATCCGTTACGCATTGGAGAAGTAGCAAATACTGTAAAATATGAACCTTATACATCAATAAATATTCTTACAAAAAGAAGTGGCCAAAGATTTAATCCTGATATTGTAAAAAATATTAAAATAGAGGCTTATTGGGGCTACGATATGGTTCCAGACGCAATTAAACAAGCAACATTATTACAAGCTACTAGGTTATGGAAAAGAAAAGATACACCTTTTACTGTTTATGGTTCAGACCAAACAGGCGTAGTTGAATTATTCCAAAAATTTGATCCAGACGCTATGAAATTAATAAAAGGCTTCATGAAAAGAAGTTTGTAATGGCCAAAGCAAACGCTTCCGTTGAAGTAAAAGGGCTAAAAGAATTAAAAAAAAGAATTGCCTTAGGTGGTATAGCTTATACACCAATAAGAAAATTTTATAACGAATATGGTAAAGAGTTAAAAGACGCTTCAAAAGCAGTACTAGAACAATATGATAAAGATGATACTGGTACTCTTAAAAAAAGTATTAAATATACAAGAAGAACTGCACAAACAGGGGCATTGCCTAAAGGTGTTAGAGTTATGGCCACCGCTAAACACGCTAGTTATGTTCATGGAGATGTTCAAAAAGCATTCAAAGGTAAATATAATGAAGAACCTAAATGGAGTAGAACAACACCGCATTTTCCACCAGTACAGGCTTTAAAAGGTTGGGCAGGTAGAAAGCTAGGGGATCCAAAACTTGCTTATGTTGTGGCATTAAGTATTTCTAAAAAAGGTACACCAATTGTGCCATTTTTGAAAATAGCTTATGAAAATAGCGAAACTGAAAAAGAAGCATTATTGTTATTAGCAAGTAATAGAATAGAAAAAGCATTTAAAAAGACGCGTAAAGGTAATTTATAATGGCAAGTTTAACAAGTATAAGAAATGGTATAAGAGATAACTTAGCAAATATTACTTCATTATCTGTATATGGATATGTACCAGATAGTATCGAACCACCAACTGCAATTATTGGCGTAGTTGATAGCGTTAGTTATGATTCAACTATGCAGAGAGGTGCTGACACCTATGAGATACCGATTTACCTATATGTAAGCCGTGTTGACGCACAAGATAGCCAAGAGACATTAGACGGCTATTTGGCGAGCTCAGGGGCCAGTAGTATTAAACAACAATGTGAAAGTGACTTAACATTAGGTGGTATAGCTAGTTCAATTAGAGTTATTGAGGCAGACAACTATGGCGTGTATAATGTAAATAACATCGACTATTTAGGTGTAGAATTTACAGTAGATGTAATAGCATAATGTACGAAGTTAATATTGGAATTGAAATAGGCGGAGAGTATTTTAAAGCAGGTTCATTAATACCTGAAAGTAAAGTACCTAAAAAGTCTAAAAAATGGTTAATAGAGCAAAACGTAATAAGTAAACAATCAAAAAAAGATTTTATAAAAGAAGAAATTAAAAAAGAGTTAGTTATTGATGATATCGATACAGAATTTGAGGAAGAATAATGGGTAATTATGGTAGCGGAAGTGGTACACGTAGGCGTAGGCGTGCAGGTAGTACAAGTCGCAGAAGAAGAGGGAGTAGATAATGGCGTTTATACATGGTAAAGATACAGTCGTATATTGGGGTGCTGATAATTATTCAACATATTTAAACAACGTAGATACAACTGCAACTGCTGATGTAGCCGAAACTACTACATTTGGTAATTCGGCTAAAACATATATAACAGGAGAAAGAGACGGGACTATAAGCCTTGGTGGGTTATTTGACGCTACTTCTGACGCAGGACTTAACACACAATATGGTGCAAGTTCCGTAAATGTAGTAATTGGCCATGACGGATTAGATACAGGAGATAGAACAACTTTTACATCAGCAATTATCACAAGTAAAGGTATTTCAAGTCCAGTAGGGGACGTAGTCGCAGAAACAGTAGATTTACAATCAAAAGAGGGTATTTGGAATGGATCCGTATTAGTTGCTAGTGCATTTACTACAACTGGTGCTCAAGGTTCGGCACAAGATAATACAGTAGCTACTTCAAATGGATTAGGTGCGTTTGTGCAAGTAACAAGCGTAAGCGGAACAAGTCCAACTGCAACAGTTAAAATACAACATAGTGCAGATAACTCAACATGGGTTGATTTAATTACTTTTTCACAATCTAGTAGTGCAGAGTCACAAATTAGTTATGTGGAAAGAGGAACGACAATTAATAGATACCTTAGGGTATTTAATACTATCGGTGGTAGCAATACTCCGACAGTAAATGCTATAGTAGGTATAGCAAGAAATAATTAATAAGAGGAGATAATATGGCATTCGTACATGGTTCAGATTCAGTTTTTAAACTTGATAATTCAGGTGGCTCATTAACTGATATAAGTTCATATGTAAACAATGTTGATTTTCCACAGACTGCTGATGTTGCTGAAACAACAACTTTAGGTGCAAGCAATAAATCTTATATTGTAGGACTTAAAGACGCAACAATATCACTTTCTGGACTATGGGACGCAACCGCAGACGCTATTTTTGGTGCTGTTGTCGGACAAAGTGCAACTCTATCATTTGAATACAGTCCTGAGGGAACTGGAGCAGGTGCAGTAAATTATACTGGAGAAGCAATAATGACTAGCTATGCTAAGTCAAGTCCTGTTGGCGATGTAGTAGGATATTCAGCAGATTTACAAGTAACAGGTGCAGTTACAAGAGCAACACACTAATTTTATAAATAAGGAGTAATCTATGAAAAGATTAAGTATAGAGCAAATTAAAGACTTGCCCTCTGTTCCAACTAAAGAGATAAAAATAGACGAGTGGAATTGTACTATTGAAGTACAAGGCATATCTAAAGCTATGCAGGTCGAACTAGGCAGGCAATTAGAGGACGGCGAAACTGACGCATTTGACTATCAAAAACAATTATTAAAAGTATGTGTAAGTGATCCCAAATTATCTGATGAAGATATTGAGGAACTATATCAAAAAGATAGC